CAAGGTCACGCCCGTTGTTGGGCCTGCCCCGACAATCTTCACAGACTGTGAAGTTGAGGTTGCATTAATGATCAGGTACTGACGGCTTGAAGCCGGAGCAGTGATGGTCAGCAGTCCCGCAGGGTTGCCCGTGCAGTTGATCACCGCGTACTGGGCAGAGCCAGAAGAGCCAGAGCCAACTTGAGTCAGCGTCGTACCATTGGTGACCGTGAGCGTTACCGCTGTCTGGGAACCGCTGATGGTCTGAGTACCGGCAACAGCCGAGTCTACATACTTGGTGATGTAGTCGTTGACCGTATCGCCCCAGGTGCCCGACAGTTCTCCGGTAACCGGGAGGGCGAAGCCCAAGAGAGAGGTGTATGAGGTGGGCATCTAATGCTCCTATTCCGTGTTTACTAAAGTCCAGTTGGCGTTCTGAGCGTCGTCAATCAGGCTCCAGTAGAACACCCCGAAGTTTCCAACATTACCCATCGCCTGACAACCGGTGACTGCCACTAGGCGTTGACCCATGCTGACGCTGCCAACTGAGCCGGAGGCCGCAACACCCGTCAGTGCCGCGATCTTGTTAAATATCACATTGCCCGGTGCCCCGGAGGCTGAAACCCCGCTCAAAGCCACCGTGACATTGCGGCTCTCGTCTCCCGTCAAGCCTTGAGCAACGACCCCGGTCAACGCGACAGTGCGCTCCCCGGCGGTAATGTTTCCAACTTGCCCCGCAGCAGAAACCCCCGTGACGGGTTCCACAATCAGACGGATGACGTTCCCAACCTGACCGCTTGCCTGAACACCCGTCAGCGCAACGGTGCGGGAGTTGCCGTTTGTCCCTACCTGACCCGCCGCGCTAACGCCGGTCAGGGCAATCGTGACCCCGCCGGTTACGCTACCAACTCCGCCCGAAGCAGAAACACTGGAGAGAGCAAACTCGTGCGGGCCAACGCCCATCGTGCCGACCGAGCCGTAGGCAATGACGCCGTCTTCGGTGGGAGCGTTTGTCTCAGTTACATTTCCAACCCCGCCCGAGGCACTGACACCCGTAAGCGCAACGGTGCGTTCACCCATCGAGACAGCGCCAACCGCGCCATTAGCCTGAACGCCCGTGACATCTGCGCTCTGACTGACGATGGGGTCTACAGTGCCTACAGCGCCAGACGCAACAACTCCGCTGATTGCTACGGTACGAGAGTTGCCAACCGTGCCCGCATAGCCATCCGCATGAAGGCCAGAAATCAGCGGGAATGGGAACGGGTCAACGTCGTCTAGAACGCCTTCGGCTGTGACACCGGTAAGTGCAATCAGTGGTGTGGCAATCGCAGTTCCGGCCAAACCGTCCGCAGATACGCCGGTGAGTGCTGTGGTCTTGTCCTGAGTGACATCGCCAACCGATCCGGCGGCGGACACCCCTGAAAGTGCAATAAGAACTTCGGACGCTACATCGCCAACAAAGCCGTTCGCGAGGACGCTATCTTCTGCGGGGTTGTTGGTTTCGGTTACGTCCCCAACATTTGCAGACGCAGCAACGCCCGTGAGCGCAAGATTGCGCCCATTGATGGCAATAACACCCGGAGTTCCGGTGGCAGCAACGCCCGTCAGGGCGACAGTTACGTTCGCCCCTACACTGCCAACAGCACCCGAGGCAGCAGCACCTGTTAGGGTTTCACCAAGTCCACCCCAAGCGCCACTGCCCCAGGTGCCACTACCCCATGCGGTGGGCACCTTCCGACTCCTTTATCAGAGTCGGATTAGGTCGTCGCCAGACGCAGCAGAGCAGTCGTGGTGGTGTTGGAAGGCATCGTCAAGGTGAACGTACCTGCGGTCACGGTCTGTGAACCGAAGGTGTGCACGCTAACAGCCTTGTTGCTCTGGGTAGAGTTGTAGATCAACACCGCATCGAACGCCGTGGACAGCGTGACGTTGGTATAGGTCAGGCTGGCCGAAGGCGTCCAGTAACCCGTACCTGCCGTGGTCGAGGTATTGCTCGACAGCGGGGCAGTGGAGTTGGTCACCGTCACACCGCCTGCGGTGTAGTTGGTGCCGGTCACTTCGCCCGTGCTGCTGTACGCCGTGGTGCTTGCGTTTACCGTGGCAGAAGCCAGATAAAGCGCAGCCTTGAACGTGTCGGCAGCACTGGTGGCGCGTGTGGGTGCGGTACCGAAGTTGTGAGTTGCGGTCAGCACTTCGCCAAGAAACGACGTGCACATGGCTTGAGTGTTTGCCATTTTGAATTCCTTTCTTTAACCAAAAGATGCCGCTTCGGCACCAGCAAAAACAGGAGCTTGTTTCAACGTTACATGCACCGAACGATGCACAAGTTCACTTTCGTGCCAATACTCGACCCAGGTCGTGTATTCGTTGTCATTATCAAGAACTCCCTCCTTCTTCTCAAGAAGGGATTCTTCCATGTCACCTTTGGTGGTCGTAATGAGTGCCATTGATGCTCCTAAGAAATACGCACAATTGCGTTGTTGGGGTCAGCTATCGGGAACGTGACCGTGAACGTTTGGTTGTTCACCGTCTTGTCGGAACCAAAGTCCAAAGTCGCCACCGACTTGTTGCCCTTGCTACTGTTGTAGATCAACGCGCCACGAGCAATGAAAGTTGCCCCAGTCCAAATGGCGGGATTAAATGAGATGTAAGCGGTCGGCACTTGCTGACTGTTGTCCCCTGAAGTCGGAGACGGGTTGATCACAAGCGTCACACCTCCAGCCACGTAGCCCGTACCAGTAACTTCGTTCAGAGTCGTATAGACCGTGGTGCTTGCGCCCAGTGATGCGTTCCCCGTATACAGAGCAATCTTGAACGTGTCCGGCGACGTCGGGCCGAAATTGTGCACGGCCTGAAGAATCTCGACCTTGAAGCTGGTGGTGACAGTTTGGAAGATCGCCATATCAGGTCACCGGTTGACGGTACTGCCCCGAGCGGTACGCATCCTGACGCTCCATACCATCGCCCAGGCGCTTGGCCATGGCCAATGCTTCCTTGTACTTGGTCTCGTAGAAAGCCATCACGTCGGTCTCACCCTTCATGTAGGTGTACGCCTCAACCAGCGTGCCGTACAAGAGCACCGTGTCAAAGTTGTCCCCCAACCACGTGCGACCATCAGCGGCAACCGTGATGGACTCGGGGTAGTAGTAGAAGTGCAACTCAGCCAAATAGTTGGTGTCTGGCGTCGGGCCAAGAATGAACGTCAACTCATCCGTGATGGTGCTACCGACAATCGCAGGGCCAAACAACCCGTAGTGCCGGGGCTTGCCAACGTCCGTCGTCGGGTTGGGATACGCTGCTCGGATGAAGTTCACATCCTTGTTGAGCAAATATTCATAGTCCCCACCGCCGACCGGATACACCGCCAACGAGTACACCGCCAGAAAATCGTCCGGCGCTTTAAGATACTTGTTGCCCGCTTGAATGTTACCCGTCATGTTCCTGCGAAGCGACGGGAACTGCACCGTGTTGTAGATGCGTTGTTCGGCCTGCCGGATGAACCGATTGATCTGCTCAGTCGTGGTGTCCTGTGACCCGTCAGACAGGTCAAAGGCCGGAAAAATATTTTCCGAATACGACTGAACGGCGTCAAACAGTTCTTGGTAGTTCATGTTCAGGCCATCGGACCGCGAGACATCACACCTTTGGTGGCGCAACCAGTGCCACGCATCTTGATGCCCGTGGTCTTGGGCGTGGGATCGTAGCCATCACGGTTGATGTTGCCAACCGACATCTTCACGGAATTGGCAGCGGTCGGCTCCTTGCGGTAACCGTTGGCCAGTTCCGCTTCACTCAAGGCCTTGCCCTTCATGGTGTGCGGCTGAGCGTAGACCTCGGCTTGGCCGACTTCTTTGCCCATCACCTTCTTGCTGAACTTGGCCATGATCAAGCCCCCTTCTTGTAGGTGAAGGACGACTTCTTCTGATTGGCAACTTTGGCCAGACCGCGACCCAACGCTTTCATCTGGGCATTCGTCTTACCACCCTTGGCCATCTTGGCAGCGTGCATGCGCTTCTCGTGCGCCTTCACTTCTTCCTTGGCAACCTTCTTCATCTTGTCCATTTCCGACTCCTTACGTCGTAGTTACCGTTACTGTACCAACTTGGGCTTGCAAAACCAAGTAATTTGGAGTTAACGCG